TAAATAATAAAAAATAATAAAAAAAATAATAATGAATAATAATGAATAATAATGAATAATAATGAATAATAATGAATAATTAAAATAATTTAAAAAAAATATGACAAACTATTTACTATAACATAAAATTATTTAACGTTTAATATTATAATTTGAATACATATAATTAATCGATTTTCTTGTAAAGATTGGTGCGTTGTAACCCACGTTTCGATAACGATTATTTACATATACATTCTTCTTTAATAGATAATTGTCCTTTTTTTGCATTTTCAAATAGTTCAAGTCGAACATATTTGTAGTATTAGAATTTACTAAAGTCATTAAAATTAGTGCTGAAGCCGCCATATTTAAGTTAATAATATTAACTATAAATTGAAAAGACAAATCAATTTTATTTATAATCTATAATCTATAATCTATAATCTATAATCTATAATCTATAATCTATAATCTATAATCTATATTTTTTAAGGAATCGTACAAGCGGTATTCCACTACTCTTTTTTAACTTATCAAGATGATAAGTTATATATTTATTAAATTTATCATAATTTTCACCTGTCTCTCGATTATGTTCATATATATATCTTATTGCCGTATGTATCTGCTTTAGATCATTAAAACTAAGTCTATGAATATTATTATACAAATATTCAGAAAGTTTATCACGCATAACTTTATTATTTAGTAATCTTTGTATATAGTCATTATGTATTTGTAAGAGTTTTGCCTTTTTAGCACTATCATTAATAGGAGATTTGCTCCAATCATTATATAATCTACAAATGTCTAATACAATAACACTACCTTGTTGACTTAACTCTACGCTTAAATTTCTACTTACTTGTGAATGTATAAATGTATCAAATCTTGCTCGTGATGACGGATGTTCATTATGTCTTCGTTTAGTTTCACATTGAGCGCTTGCTCTTTTTATATTAGAATGATGACCTTTATGAGATCTTGCTGTTTTTGCAGTTCTTTGGCTTTTACCACCTCTTGAAGTAAATTTTTTATAAGTTATACGTTTTCTTCTATTCTTTTTCGATTTATTGTTAGACATATATATAGTATTTATATAATATTTTTGTTATTTTGCTATTTTTGTTATTTTGCTATTTTTGTTATTTTGTTATTTTTTATTTTTCTAAACTGTTAGCGAAATAAAAAAACTTTTATTTATGGAGTTATAATTTATTATAGAGAGAAAATAATATAAAAATAATAGGAAAATAATAAAAAAATAATATAAAAATGGAAATAAACGCAATACAAAGCCTATTCACAAGTTTTATCATCATTAAACCACGTCATTTTAATAGCATCAATATTATTTCTAATAATTTTATACGATACGCTTAAAGCATAAAAACTGATTAATTTATAATATTCTTCTTTTGTTATCCAATTTAGCACTTCATAATAATTATTATATCTATATGAAATAAGTATAATGCTGGGTATGAAATGTTGAATTTCTTTATGTCCAATAGTTTCAAGTTGTGCCCACTTCTCATTTTTTCCAAATAATTCATAATTATAGTTGTCCAAAATATATTCATCCATAGTTAGATAATGGTTACAAGGAAAATTATATAAGTCCAAATATTTCGTTATATTAGTCTCGCTCATAACAATAAGCTCTATACTTTTTTTAACATCAGCAATTAAATCATTAGCCTTGAGCATTTTTCTGTTAGTACTAATAAATTGATACTAATATAATGTAACTAATAAAAATTAATCAATTTTTTTCATAATCTTTATAATCTTCTCGCATTATGACTTTCTAATTTATTATTAATTTCAACAATACATTGACTTGTTGAAGTTTCAAATAAATCAGGAATAAATGAATGAATAAGTGCTTTAATTGCTGATATAAACAATATAGCAACATAATTTAAAGAAATAAACATATGCTCAAAATAGCCCATATTCATTGCTTTCAAATGTTTAAATTCAAAAAACATTTTTCTATAACATAATACAAGAAATTAGTTTTAAACTATTATTTTTAAAAAATAGGTATTAATTATATGATATACTGTATAAATTAAATATAATAAACTAATTATTAGTGCTACGACTTTTCTCGATAAAGTATAAGGCCAATAAGGTAAAAAATATGTTATTGCTAATGCTATTAGCCCGAATGCATATATTACTTTATTAAAGGCAAAATGTTTTTTAACATTTAATAATGGATAGAAACCAGGCATATGTGTAATTATTCCAGCAAAAAGGATTCCAAGTAATTTCTCTCGCCTACTCTTATTATAAGAGTCAATAGTTCCAACTATTCCAATTAATAGGAAAATTAAACTTACATATTTAATATAAGAATTAAAATAAAATATTAATGCTAAAACAATAGGAACTAAAATCCAACTTAATTCACCGCGAACTATTTTATAATGATAATAATAAAAATTATTGTTTTTGAATGTTAGTTCCATTATTATTTATATATAACTAATTTTTAATAATTATGGAAAAATAAATAATATGTTATATATAATGACATCAAATGTTGTCGGTGAAGGTACCTATGGTTGTGTATTAAAACCACCTATTTTATGTAATGAAACTAAAAATCTTGTCGCACAAGATTATGTTAATAAAATATCTAAAATAATGACGAGACAACATGCTATTAATGAAGAAGCAGAATATAGCGCAATAAATAATATAGAAGGTTTAGATAAATATGCTATAACTGGTCCATTATTGTGTAAGCCATTATTAGACAAAAATTTTAATGCCAGCGTTAAAAAATGTAAAACGCTAAAAGTTAAAACCGCATTTAAGAATGCTAAGGATGATTTACGAATGTTATTATTAGAAGACGGAGGCTTAAGCATATATGATCATATAACTAAAGTATTTATGTTACAAAGCTTAGACGAAAAGAAAGTATTTTTGACCTCATTAATAAAATTGTTTGACGGACTACTCTTTTTTCAGTCTAACGAAATTATGCATAGAGATATTAAGTTAGCCAATATGGTATATAATGTAAATAATGGTAGAGCAAAATATATTGACTTTGGCTTGATGACAAACTTCAAAAGATTTGCAAAAAGATGTAGAGAAAATACTGAGAGATTAGGAATAAGTCACAGTTATTATGCTCCTGAAAATAGTTGCTCAAACAAATATTCGTTTAATTCTAATAAATTAAAATGCACTAAAATTAAAGATCATTTTAAAACGCACGAAGACTTTATTAGCTATTTACAAAAATCATTTGACATTTATTGTTTGTCATTAGCATTATTAAATATGGTAAGTGTTTTAGATTATAGAAATAGTGGACTTAAAAAAGAAGCTATTCCACATTCGTTTTTTGAGGAGTTTAGTATATTATTGCTTGAATATATTAAATATGATGTTAGCAAGAGAAATATTAATATATTGCAACTTAAAGAAAAGTATATAAGCTTACTAAAAAAACACAATTGTTATTTAAAGAAGGCCACGCAACAACCCTCCCTAGAAGTTATTGATGTTATAGAAAAAATAAAGAAAAAAGAGTTTAAAGCCGACTTAGCCAAAATATGCCCTCCTGCTAAGCCAGTGCTAAATCCTTCTACAAACAGATGTGTTGCTGACTGCAAAACAGGGTTTATTAGAAATAAGAGCTTTAGATGCGTTAAAATGAATTTAGCAAAGGATTTAGCAAATAGTAATAATAATAGCAAGAAGAGTAGTAAGAAGAGTAGTAAGAATAGTAGTAAGAATAGCGCCAGCGTAACAAGAAAGAAGCACAACACAAGTTTAGTTGTTAATGATTCTTCACTTGCTAAAAAGCAACTGTGTATAAGCAAAAATAAAGATTATAATCACATTACAAAGCGTTGTAATGCTAAATGCCCTAAGCATAAAACACGTAATTCATTATTTAAGTGCGTTTAAATATTAAATAGGAAAAAATTGAATATAATTGACACATAATTTTTATAGTTTATAATTTATATTAATAAAGTATAAAATGGAGACTTATTGTAATGAAAAAATTAGTGATTTTGATTTATGTGGAACACAATATAGTATTGAAGTTTTAACAAAGCATATGCATTATTTAAATAAAAAAGTGGTGCTTAACACTCAATATTTAACAGCCCATTTTTGTGTAAGATTTATTTTAGATATGGACATTGATTCGGGAAGTGAAGACAGCTATTGTTATGATAAAAATCATATTCTTAGTAGACAAAAACATATAACAAGTGAAGAATTTGACAAAGCTTATGAGTTATTTTATAGCTAAATAATATATATTAAAACATATTAAAGCATAAAATATATGTTTTATTTAATAAGCTATGGATATAGAACTCCTTCAGCAAGCATTAGAAAATGATGCTAATTTAAATATTATTAATACAAATATTCAAGAAATTAAGCGCAAGAAAAACGAAATATTGCAAGAGCTTGGTCTAAAGCGCGACGATTTGAAGAGTTTTCATAAAAAATTAAATGGTTATATGTATGTTGACAACTTAAAAGATTTAAAATATGGGCGAAATATACGATGGGTTAATTTAAAAAAAATAGAGCACATTAAAATAACCAATGGGTCTATTTTATGTGATATTAAAATACACGACAAAGGAATTGCGCTAGTTTTAAAAGGCTATAATCACAGTTTTATTACGCTCTATTTAAATGAAAATATCATATTTCAAAAAATAAATGATGAAGAAAAAATACTCCTTAAAGCAGTTGATTATTTAAACAAACAAGGATAGTATAATATAGTAATAAAATTGATTCTTTAGCTATACTTGTTTTTTTCATTATTAACAAGTATTAACAAGTATAACTATATTAATGAATTACACACCTTGTGACTATTTAAATATTAAGGAATTGCCTAACGATGTTGGAGAGATTATTAATGACTATCTTTTTAAAGATTATATATTTCTCGCAAAACTTAAAACAACGTGTAAGGCCCTACATAAATCTATTAGCGTTTTTGCTATTGCTAAATTAATGTTGTCTGGGAAACTTGGTTTGTTTAGTTTTCGCAAATTATGTATAAATGTAGATTGTTATGAAGACACTTATGATGTGTTTACATTTATTCATAACTATTATTATACTCGCTACTTACATTCAAGACAATATGCATTGAATGCTACAATTATTATAGTTAATGCGAAATATTATAATTTTAAATCTCATTATTGTTGCGAGTGCTTGAAAAAGTTTGTGTTAGTTGGTTCTAACTCAAATGTAATAGAAAACTATCAAAACTCTGAAGAAGTTAATATAATATATTGAATTGAGAATACATTAAACACAAAAAAATTGATTGTTTTTTTTGGCATATATTTAATGAGCATAAAATATGGTTCTCTCTTTTTGCGACCTTAACAATGATGTTATTCAAATTATTATAGGTCAAATAAAACACTATAGCTATCTTGCGTTGCTTAAAAGGACGTGCATAGCTAACTATAATAGCGTTTCAAAGTTATCAATTGCTAGACTTATGTTGTCTTACAGACTTAGACAATTTTCACCAAAAACATTTTGTATTAATATTAATTGTGCGGATGATACTAAGGCAGTATTTGATAAACATTATCGCAATGGTTATGATAGTTATGTTCATATTAAGCAATTTGCCTTAAAACAAACAACAGCCTTAATTAATGAACAAAAGTATAAGTTTAATACGCATTATTGTAGCGAATGCTTGAAAAAGTTTGTTTTAGTTGGAGACTTGAGAAATGTTAAGCACAATTATGACTATATAGATGAAGTAAATATAACTTATACAAGATGTAAGTATATATTTGTATAATGATTTAAAAAAAATTGATTGTTTTTTCTCTCTTAAATAACTTATTATAGTGACTATGGAAGTCCAAAATTGTGCCTATACAAGTCCTAATGTGTCTAACTCTGAATATGGAAAAATTAACATCACTTCCGTTATTATGTGTTTCCTTATTATTTATAGCACAGCTTTAAGTATTATGCTAAGCATAATACAACTTATTCAAGTTATTAAGGAAGAAGAACTCTTGAATGAAGAAGAAGAAGAGGAAGTTATTAAAGAAGAAGAAGTCATTAAGGAAGTTGAAGTTATTAAGGAAGAAGAGGATAAAGAAAACAGCGAAGAAGAATTGTTGCTTGCCAATTATAATACTAAAGAAAGAGCATTAGCATTACAAGCAGCATATGAAGAGCGCGCTAAACTTACATTTGAAAAATGGCGCGAAGCACATAGTAAATTATTTAAAGATGATGCGTACTCATACACTGCGAACGCCTACCAGTATCGTACCCTTTTGTCAAAAATGCAAGAAGAATATCTTGAAAAAAATGAAAAAGTAACTCGTTTAGAGGCATTTAATGCCTTGAAAAAAGCAAGAACAATAGAATTAAATCATTATAAAAATCATTATAAAGAGTTTATTCATTTATTCAATTCATAAATAGCAAATGTTGCTATACTTTTTTAAAATTGATTATTTTTTTTCAGCATTTATTTATAGCCTGAACAAAAGAGCTATGTCAACCGACCACGTTTCATTTTCAGTCGCACAAGAACGGTTGCTTGAGTTTTTTGAGAAGTTCGTTCCTACCAAGCGTAGTTACTGCATCAATCCAAACTGCATAGAGGAAACAGAGGGCGCTGTGTTATATATATGGGAGGATCGCTCACTAGCTTACGAACACAATGAACGGCAGAAGGCGTTGAACATTACAACCATGCGGGTAAACGGAAAACCACATTGGGTTCAAAGTCACTATTGTTGCGAGTGCTTCAAGAAACATGTTTTGGTGGGACACAACAAGAATGCTTCGCAACACTATGGGGGTTATTGTGACGGAGTTCAAGAGGTAGAAGTCTACTTTCATAATGAGCCTTGGCCTTCTACGTGGCATAATCGTGTTACCGGAGAGGATCACGTCCTTACTGAGCTTCAGGAATATATGTTGGCAACCGACTAATTAGTGCGTTGTATGTGCTACAAAAAAATTTAATACTTTTTTTATTTCTATTAATATTAATATTGTTATACTTTTTTAAAATTGATTACTTTTTTTTTCAGCATTTATTTATAGCCTCCACAAAAAAGCACAGAGCAAAGCAATCAAAGAGCAAGCACTATGACAAGCAGTATCTGCGATTTGTCAACCGACCACGTTTCATTTTCAGTCGCACAAGAACGGTTGCTTGAGTTTTTTGAGAAGTTTGTTCCATCCAAGCGCAAATACTGTATCAATCCAGAGTGTGTAGAGGAGACGGAAGGCCCTGTGTTTTATATATGGAAGGCTAACTCAGTAACATACGAACACAATAAACGGCAGGCGGCGTTGAACGTTTCAATCATCTGGGTGAATGGAAAGAAGCAATGGATTAGGTCTCATTACTGTTGCGAGTGCTTCAAGAAACATGTTTTGGTGGGAGACAACAAGCATGCTTCGCAGCACTATGAGCAATATTGTCCTGGAGTTCAAGCGGTGGAAGTGTACTTTCATTATGAGCCTGTGCATTCTACGTGGTACAATAGTATTACAAAACGCGATGAAAAGTTGAGTGAGCGACAACTTTGCATGCTTAGTAGTGAGTGAGGCTAGTGCGTTGTATGTGCTACAAAAAAATTGATTTTTTTTCACATTTATTTATAGTTATAAAAACAACTATGTCAAGCATCTTATCAAGCGACCATGTTTCATTTTCGGTCGCTAGAGAGAGATTGCGTGAGTTTTTTGAGAAGTTCGTTTATACCAAGCGACTTTACTGTATAAATCCTAACTGTATCAAGGAAACAGAAATGGCAGTGGTACACATATGGGAGGCTCGCTCAAAAACATACAAACACACTGAACGACAACTAGCGTTGAATGAAACAACAATGTGGGTTAGTGGAAAGGAATATAGTTTTCGGTCTCATTATTGTTGCGAGTGCTTCAAGAAATATGTTTTGGTGGGAAACAATAAGAATGCATCGCATCGCTATTGGACTTCTTATGACAGACGTCAACAAAATGTGCACGTGATTTTTAATAGAGCACCATACCCATCTTCAACATCTTATTATGGAACAGGCACTGTGCAACCACTAACCAAGTTTCAAATTAAAATGCTTGGTTAGTCTTATTAAAAAAATTGAAATTTTTTATATATTATTTTTTATTTTAAAAAATAATAAAAAAACTCAATATATATAATAT